CAGAAGCTAGGGTATTGCAATACAAGATGATGCAAGAAGGTAGGACAGGTAAAGTCCAGGTCTTAGCATCACGCTTTGTACGAAAGGTCAATCACCATTGGACGAAGCGAGACATTATCGATTTCCTTAATGGCGAGTATGGATGGGCTGTTCTTTACGATGTATCGATAAAGAATGGAAAGGTTACCAAGTATGTAGATAAGGTCTACATATACTGGAAACACGCTGAACTTACAGAGTTTTATACCGACCCAGTAAACGGCAGCCCATTAATAGTAGATGGGTTTGAGATTATTCAGAACGACCCATCCCTAACAGAACTGTGTAAACGTGCGCCATCACCACTGGCATTCAGAACAGCACTCCGTAAACTAGGCATCCTAAAGAAACCTTTGACAGCGAGCGTAGCAAATTACGCTTGGAAAGTAATGAACCTTGAAACCAGAAGCAGCACTACAGAAACAAGTAATACAAATACTAACGACACTGGGCTACCGAGTATTTGAGACTGGCAAGACAAGGACAAAGGTTAGATGCACCAAATGCGGTACATCGTCCTACGCTACAGGCTGGCAAGGTAATACACCTGGACTACCAGACTTATACATACACTCAAAGGCATCATGCTGGAAGAGTATGGCACTAGGCATAGAACTGAAGGCGGAGAAGGGAGTAGTTTCGCAGATTCAGAAAGAGATTGCATCAGCTGGGTACGTCACCATATGTAGAAGCATTACAGACGTTATCAAGGCTGTGTACAAGGAAGAAATCAACAGGGAGAATTGGCTGGCTGTAGACCGAATCTACAGACTAGCGGAGGCAAATGGATGGGACATTACAACAAGCCAGACATAGATATGTATTCTTATGTCATCGATATGAAAGCATCGGACAAACTCTACGCAAACATAGAGACTATCGAAGGCGAATACACAATCAAGGAAGAAGTATCAGGAGGATGGCGATATGCCATCGTTTACTTCAAACCTACCTTAGCAGATGATGTGGCATATTCAAATGAGATAACTGTAGGTGACCTTGTATCTATGTACAAGTTCGTCAACCTAAACGGGAGAAAGGTATCCCTTATGGGATGCAAAGACAAGCTTTGCTTATGCCCTACAGATGCACCAGATGGTCAAGTAACTCCCGATATGACAGGCTTTGTGTATAGGCTCATACAGTTATCAGACAAAGGCTTAGGCAGCATCAATCAAATCATCGATGGAGAAAGATGCCAGGTCGTATCAGAGAACGTCGAAGGCATCATGAAAATGGTCAAGGATATGACAGGTGACCCAGTCGATACGCTGATGACATTAAATCACTTCATCGAATACATACCGATTGCAAAGCTCTACAGACAGTGTAATTACCTCAAGTTCGTATCAGGAAAGGTAGTAGACCTTCAGGCAATCGATGCACTAGCACCAGAACCAGATGAAGAAGAGATACTGCTTAGTAAACTTGACAGTACAGAAAAGGATTGGTAGACTTCTACGTAAGGGAGAAACTTATGAAAACTTCAGATTCACTTGTTAGTATTGCACCTGACCTAGTCAAGGCTCAGGCTGGCATTAATGGCGTAGCCAAGGATGGTAACAATCCCATCTTCCGTAGCAAGTACATAACGCTTGACAGTATCTTACTGGCGGTACGTCCTGTGTTGTCACAACACAATTTATTCTTGACACAAGGCATCGTCAATGTGACGAAGGATGATGCTGGCGTAGTCAATTCCGTAGAGGTGGAATCGAAACTGATTCACTCTAGTGGTGAATGGATTGCATCAAGTGTTGTTGTACCTGTAACGAATAACGTAGACCGAAATGGTAAGGCTATGGCAGTAGATGCACATAGAGTTGGCGGTAGTCTTACGTACGGAAGGCGTTACTCGTTGTCTGCACTCCTATCTATCGGTGAAGATGATGATGATGGTAACACCGCTAGTGGATACCAAAATCAATCTCAGGCTCCACAACAACCTTTGCGCCAGCCACAGGCTCCACAACAGTCTAAGAAGTTCAGTGATGTAACAAAGGCTACGCCAGCACCTGAACCATCTGCACCAGCACCACTAGATAGATTCAATGCAGAGGTAGATAGATTGTGGGGAAAGGAAACCTCTAAGGCTGACAGAAAGAACGTACACAACGCTGTTGCAGCTGGTGGCGCAGAGGTTCCAATCACAAAGGATTCACTTACACACGTAGCAGATTGCCTGTCAGAGTGTAAGGACAAAGCAGAAGCAGACGCATTCATCACCGGATGTTTAGAAGCAAGCGAGTAGAAAGGTAGGTAGGTATGGCTATTATTGAAATTGATGGTGACCTGTTTGATGATGAAACAGGCGAGTACGCTGGACCAACAGGCAGAGACCTTCCAGCAGTCTTAGAGACAGAGGAAGACCTCCTCAAGTATATGCGTATCCTTCTTGACTCTGAGACCAGGGCTATGGCTGAGGAAGCGAAGTACAAGACTCTACTCAGTAACGTAGAGAAGATGGTCAAGCGTCATAAGTCCAAGGTCAAATACCTTAGAGATATGTACGAAGGTCAAGCATCCAAGGTAGCAACAACGCTCCTTCCAAGAGATAAGGATGGCAACCTACGCACAAAGACATATCGATGTCCATTCGGCACGATTGCACAACGTACAACACAACCTAGCCTAAAGATTGTCTCGCAAGATGCTGCGCTTGGATTTGCCAAGATGGAATGTCCACAAGCCATCAAGGTTCAGGAGTCTGTTCTTGTATCTATGGTTCCAGAGTATTTAAAAACGTTACTGTTAGCTGACCCAGCAAATGCTGAGTCGTTTGGTTTTCAAGTAAATGAAGGTGGAGAGAGTGTCACCATCAAGACGATTACGGAGACCAAAGATGAAGCGAAGTGAACTTGAGATTATCCTTGAGGGATTGATTTCACTTAGAGCTAGAACACACTACTACCAGATATCTACTGAGTTGAAGACTGGTCAACCTCAGTATCCAGTGAATGGTGTCCTAGAAAAGATTGACCAGACAATCAACCTGCTTACCAAAGAGATAAATGCTACGCAGGACAGAACACCTAAGACGTTGGCTCAGAAGTTCAATATGTTTGTAGGTTTCAAACTATGAGTGAAGTGGTACATATCGGTAGTCTTACTGATTCTGTATCCATAAGTGAAACAGGGCTGGCTGTTGTCAAGGAGTTATCCTTTGAACAATGGTCATCCCTGATGGGTACTCTCAGTAGGATGGATACGGCGTTTCAATTTGCCATAGGGGATGCACTCCTCTATGGCGAAAGTCGTTATGGTGAACGATACTCACAAGCCTGTGATGTTACAGGACAGTCGTATCAATCACTTGCTAACTATGTATGGGTAAGCAAGTCTGTAACGAAGGACAGACGTGTACCAGGACTAAGTTGGACTCACCATAGAGTTGTTGCAAAGCTTGACCCTGAAAAACAAACAGAGCTTCTTACATTAGCAAGGAAAAATGATTGGACTATCACCACCTTGATGGAAGAGGTACGTGGTGAGCCATTACCTAAGAATACAGTTGAACCATTATTGATACCTGAAGGTATGTCAGTACGAGAAGCAAATGCTGTACTACATCAGGCATCTAACTGCACATCACTATGTGATGAATGCCCCTTTAGAAAAGGTAGGTAGGTATGAGGTACTTGTCTGTATGCAGTGGTATTGAAGCTGCAACAGTAGCGTGGAAGGGACTAGGCTGGGAGGCTGTTGGATTCTCTGAGATAGAGCGTTTCCCTAGCTCAGTATTGGCTCATCATTATCCTGGCGTAAAGAACTACGGGGATATGACTAAGTATAAGGAGTGGGATATCGATGGAGATTCAGTTGACCTTCTCGTTGGAGGAACACCCTGTCAAGCATTCAGCGTTGCAGGACTCAGAAAAGGACTTGAAGACCCAAGGGGGAACCTCTCCCTCGTCTTCGTTGGAATGGTTGAACACTTTAAGCCAGAGTGGGTTGTCTGGGAAAATGTCCCCGGTGTACTGTCCAGCAACGGAGGACGGGACTTTGGTTCCTTCATCGGGGCGTTGGCAAGCATCGGGTATGGGTTCGCTTGGAGGTGTCTGGACGCTCAGTACTTCGGAGTACCACAAAGACGCAGAAGAATCTTCCTTGTCGCACATTCTTCAGGAGATTCAAGACGTGCCGGAGAAGTACTATTTGAGCCAGAAGGCTTGCGAGGGAATTTTACGAAGAGCCGAAAGACGGGGGAAGACACTGCCCGATGCCTTACGACAGGCACTGGTATTCGCTACGACTATGAAACAGAAACCCTAGTCCCAGTAATGTATGAGAATCACCCAAACGATTCTCGTATTACAGGACCCGTTGACCCTAGCCCTACAGTAGCCGCGAGATGGGGTACAGGTGGAGGTAACACTCCACTTGTACAACACACCTTTCGTAAGTCTCGCAGAGCGCAGAGCGCAGAAGACTATGAAACGTGGGTTCCTGATAACGTAACTAATACGCTCAATTGCTTTGATATTGGCGATATAAGGTCAGTTGATATCGTTACTGCACCAATACCTATCCAGGACGTACGACCGATAGATAAGGGTCAGAATGGCTTAGGAATAGGTAAAGAGGGTGACCCGTCCTACACGCTAGATAAGATGGCAACGCAAGGCGTAGCACACCATATGGCAGTACGAAGACTTACACCAACTGAGTGTGAAAGACTCCAGGGTTTTCCTGATGGGTATACAGACATACGACCTAACGGCAAAGATACACCTGATGGACCACGCTACAAAGCCTTGGGCAACAGTATGGCTGTCCCTTGCATGACCTATATTGGAAAACGAATACAAGGTGTATCCAATCGGATGTGATATAGTCCTATTCCCAAGGAGGTAGTTATGATTTCGATATTCAACGGGAGGCTCCGTAATTTGCAGGAGTCTCATTCCACTTCATTTATCCAAATAGAACACCGGATACTCAAGCATATGAAGCACTTCACTTCAGCTGAATGGATGGTGTTTTGTGCTATATCTCTACACGCTGACGCTAACGGTGTGTGCTTCCCATCAATCCCTAGACTAGTTGAAACTACAGGGCTGTCAGCTCCTACAGTTCGCAATGCGCTATCTGGTTTAGAGTCTAAGGTCATCGATGGCTACAAGGTCATGCAGCGTACTGCTAGGTTCTCTGACAAGCGACAGACAAGCAACGAATACGTCATATTCCCCGGTTCACTATCGGTTGAGGGGGAAAGAAACTTACAGGGGGAGGGTCAAGTTTTTTATAGGGGGGAGGGTAAAGAAATTTGTACCCCTATTAACAATAACCAATTAGAACAAGAATCAATTAACAATATCCCCTCTGTTCCAGAGGTTGTTGTACCAAAGGTAGCAACAAAGAAACGCTCAAAGGTTTCCCTTCCAAAGGATGATGACCCAGCACGTGAACTTTACATCGCATTCAGGCAGTGGAGATACCCTGACCAGGACGCAACAGACTTCAATGTCACCGAATGGAAGTCCGTTTACTTCATTCTCTACCAGATGGTCAATAAGTCTGTATCACCTGAAACCCTAGTCAACGCTTGTAAGAACCTAACCTTGAAGTGGGGCAACGTACAGATGGTATCCATCAACTCTCTATGGAAACATTGGTCAACTGCAACACAGCTCTCAGCACCAATGGGAACACCTCTTGCAAAGGCAACAACGAAAGACCACGCAACATCTGCGGTAGATGTAATGAGATTTGTTAGAGAGATGGCTTGACAGTACGGTGTATTATGGTAAAGTACTTGGCATAGGAGGTAGGTATGGCAGACGTTACTATGAATGAGCAGTTTGATTGGGCGTTCCCTGAAGAGTGGATAACAGAGTTAGACCTTGAGGATGGCGAGTCAAATACGACAGTCACATACGAAGTAGTTGAGACTACAAAGGTTCTTGAAATGACAGCATTGCTCTATGCTGGCGGGAGTATCCCACAAGAGTTACTTACTCCACGAAACTATTGGGCTAAAGCGTTGAAGGACGCTATGCAATCTGAAGAAGGCGAGACACTCACTTTAGAGGAAACCCTTGATGGAGTGAAGTACTGGGTTGAGGATGAGTTGAATGCAACGATGGAATCGTATGCACAAACGCAACTAGAGGCTTACTTAGACGGTTCGCATTGGGAGAATTACTATGACTGATAAGGCGTTTGGTACAGTTGCTGGCATCCTAAGTGCTATGCCAGCACAACAGCGATGGGATGATGGTGTAGCGGTAGGTTATGCAATCGCCCTAAAGGACGTAGATGACAAGACTGCTATTGATGTAGTCATCGAGATGCTCAAGACTGAGGACTTCCGTCCTAGTCCAGCTGCAATCCTTCGTAAGGTAAGAGGCATCCGTTGTGGTGAAACATCCGTCATTCAGATGTTCAATCGCATTTGCCGGTTCCTTTCAGATGTTCATCCAAAGATGCGTGAGTCACGTGAGGTTGAATGGCTTACCGATGGTGACCTACATCCCTTTGATGTCGTAGCAGTCAAGTACATCGGGGGTTGGCAATCAGCAGGGAAGATGGATAGAGAGAAACTTATCTCAGCCCTACGTGACTGGACGAAGGATGCTAACGATACGGTTCAGAACCTTGTACAGATTGATGCCAAGACTCAAGTAAAGGCGATTGCGGAATGACAGATATAGAAAAGCGTGTATCCGAACTAACCGCAAAGAAGAAGGATGGCTACTACCCATTTGACGCTATGGTGGAGATGTCCCTTCTTGGGACTATCCTCCTTGGCGGTAAGAAAGTACTTGATGACGTAGAGCATATTGTGAATGAGCAGATGTTCTACCGCCCTGGCAACCAAGCAATCTTCTCTGCTATGAAGCGAGTCGTATCGCAGACGCAAGGAAATTGCGACATCGTCCTTCTGAATGATGACCTAACTAATCATAATCAAATAGAAATGATTGGCGGACTTGCTTACCTAATGCAACTTGGTGATATGGAGTTCACAACATCAACTGCTGTAACTTATGCCAAGAAAGTTAAGCGATACTACGACCTAAGGAATATCGTAGTCAACTCTGAGTACGCTATGCTCAGGGCACAACAAGGCGAGATTGACCCTGAAGTAATCACACTAGACTTTGCTAAAGGAACTGAGGTCAATAGTGCCACCAATGTAGTATCAAGCGCAGGTGACGTACTCAGGGAAAGTATCTCCAATATTCTTAGTGGTCGAAAGAAAGGCATACCTACAGGCTTTGCTGATATTGATAAGGTCATCAATGGATTCAAGGAAGGTGAACTAATCATCCTTGGCGGTAGACCTTCTATGGGTAAGTCATCCCTTGGACTACAGTACGCAATCAATGCATCTAGATACTGTAAGACTAACGGCGGTGGTGCGCTCTATATCAGCATCGAGATGTCGCAGGATATGATTAGCCAGAGGCTACTTCAGATTATTGGGAATGTAGACGGGCAAGCCATACACAACAGTTACTTCTCTAAGCGTGACAGGGACGCTATGGAGGCTACACAACGTGAGGTGGACTCATTACCCCTTTACTTCTCTACTGACACTCCTGTGACCATTCAGAGCATAAGGGCTAAGGCTCGTGATATGCAACGCAAGGGAGCATTATCCATCCTAGTGGTTGACTACCTCCAGATGCTTGATACAGGCAAAGAGACGCAGGGTAGGACACGTGATATCGGTGTACTGAGCAGAGGCTTGAAGTCAATAGCCAAAGAGTTCAATATCCCGGTCATAGCTCTATCATCTCTGTCACGTGCAAGTGAACAGCGGAATGACAAGCGACCAATCATGTCAGACTTACGAGAGTCTGGGGATATTGAATCTGATGCAGACGTGGTACAATTTCTGTACAGACCGGACTATTATTCGGAAGATAGAAGCAGTTGGGACGATAACTTACCGTCAGAGACTGAGGTTATTACTGCGAAGAACCGTAACGGTTCAATAGGGGTTTCAAGGGTAGAGTTCCACAAGACAATCGCAAGATTCCAGGACATACCAGAGGGGAGTTTATGATGGAAAGTACTGAAGACCGCCGAGGGTTAAAGAGCGTTAGCAATTGGCAACGTCAGGCTATCAAGGCAGCGTGTAGCACTAAGAACCGTACAGAGGCAGCAGAGTTGCTAGGTATCAAGAAGCGTACTTTTGATGACCTTCTTTACCGGGCGTACATCGTCCTTGACTGCCGTAATCTCAAAGGCGCAGCCGCTAAGTTAGGAATACCAATCACCAAATGATAGAAGTACTTGTGACCATAATCTGCATCGTCGTTGCATCCATAACCTGCTACTATTTGGGTTTAGGATACTTGATAGACAAGCATACTAGGAGTTAGGAATGATAGGCGTAAAACATATCAGTCAATTATCTGCATCTGGGAACATGAAACC